CTTTGCTATTCAGGTTAGCGGAGCAGTAACAGAAGCTACAGCATAACTTAAACAACGGGAGGGAGTATCATGGGTTTAGCTAAAGAGTTAAGAAACAGGCGCGTCATTAAGGCGCGTGAAGTTAGTGTTGAGGCATGGGCTGATGAGGCTGGTAAAGCGTTTGTAATGTTTTGCCGCCCCATTACTTGTTACGATATTAATGAGCTACAAAAGAAACACCCGCAGATTATGGAAGCCCCAACTATCGGTGCAATGGTTGATTTGATTGTTCTGAAAGCTGAGGACGAAGGCGGTAGTAAATTGTTTACAAGTGCTGAAGATAGAATCGACCTGATGGGCGAAGAAACCTCTGTTATTAGTACAATTGCTGACCAGATGTTTAGCACTATTGAGTCGGTTGAAACAGCAATAAAAAACTAGGAACCTCTCAGTTAAGGATGAATGTTATTGCCTTGGCTGAGAGGCTTCACATACCTATAGCAGAAGCAGAGCAAATGAGCCTTTCAGAACTTAATGAATGGCTTGCTTACTTTCACCTACTGAGCGAGAAGAAAGATGGCTGAAGATACCCGCATTGTAATATCCGCAATAGACAAAACCAGCAAGGGCTTTAAGTCTGTTGGTGCAGGTTTAGGACGGATAACAAAGTCTATCTTTAGCATGAAAACTGCTTTGGTTGGTGTGGCTGGCGTTGCTGGCTTTGGTTACTTAGTTAAAAGCTCTCTTAATTCTGCTGACGCACTAGCAAAGACTGCCTCTAAAATCGGCACAACTACTGAAGCGCTTTCTAAACTTCAGTATGCGGCTGGCATCACAGGCGTTGAAACAAATACCCTCAACATGGCTATGCAGCGATTCACGCGAAGAACTGCTGAAGCCGCGCAAGGAACTGGCGAAGCTAAGGGAGCAATTAAAGAGCTTGGCTTAGACGCTAGAAAACTACAGCAACTACCGCTTGACCAGCAGATGATGAAGCTGGCTGGGGCTTTTGGTAATGTTCAAAGTGATGCCGATAAACTGAGAATAGCTTTTAAGCTGTTTGACAGTGAAGGTGCTGCTCTTGTTAATACGTTGGCTCTTGGCGAGGAAGGCTTGGAAAAGCTGTTTGGCAGGGCTAAGGCTTTAGGCATCGTAATGTCTGGCGAAGCAGCGGCAGGGGCAGCGAAAGCGAATGACGCGCTCTCAGACCTATTCGCTATAGCTAAGGGGCTGAAAGACCAGTTCAGTGCAGCTCTTGCACCAGCTATTGAAGCACTTGTTACAAGGCTAACTAACTTTTTATTAGAAACAACTAAAGCGCAAGGCGGTATTGAGAAGTTTGCTAAATCATTAGCTGTCGATTTCCTTAATGGTGTGAAATTGACGCTTTTTGCTCTTGAAGATTTGACCAATGGTTTTATAGAAATTTATAACGGTGCTCTTACTGTAAAGAATCAGCTTCAAGATACTTTTGGTGTTGGGCTTCAAAGCGCTAAAGAATATAAGGACGAGCTTAACGCTATTGATAAGCAGATGGAAGGCACCATGAACGCCGGTAATCTGCCTTTAGAAAAGCAGTTAGAAGTAATGGATTTGCTTATTGCTAGGCGTAAAGAAACTTTGAGTTTGTATCAGCAGGCGCAAGATGCCGAGGCTGGGGCTTCAGTAGAGCAAGTAAATTTTGCTGCAAGATTAGTTTCTGAACTTGATGCAGTTATTATTTCCCTAAATACCACAAAAGAGGCTATCGGCACTTTACCTCAGACAGTTACTCCGGCTTTGAATCAAGTTACGCTAGGTTTTCAATCTTGGAGTGATTCATTGCCCACAATGGAAGAAAACATCAAAAGCCTAACAAACCAAGGCTTAGACGGTTTGACTGATTCCCTTACTGCTGCTGTCACTGGTGCTGCTAACTTCAAAGACGCTATGAAGTCTATGGCCAAAAGCGTTGTAGACAGCCTGATTAAAATGCTGATTCAGAAGTATATTGTTGATGCGGCTTTCGGTTTTATTACTGGCTTTACCGGCGGCTCAGGAACTGCACCTGTTACTGGCTCAATGAGTACCATGAACAATCAATCTGTCACCGCTGGCGGTTTTGGCAACGGTTCATCTGGAATGTTTAGCGGTAAAGCAATCGGTGGTTCTGTTCAGGCTGGCCAACCTTACATGGTTGGTGAACGTGGGCAAGAGATGTTTGTACCTAACCAGTCAGGCTCTATAATACCTAACAACAAGATGGGTGGCGGCAGCGGTGTTGTAGTCAACCAGACCATTAATATATCCACTGGCGTAGCTCAAACTGTACGCGCAGAGGTAGCAAACCTAATGCCTCAAATAGCAAGTGCCGCCAAAGGTGCTGTAGCTGATGCACGACAGAGAGGCGGTGGGTACAGTCAAGCATTAATCGGAGCATAAGATGCCATTAGCATTCCCCAGTGTTGGGATTCAAAACATACAGATGAGACTAAAAAGGGCGGTTGCAGTAAGTGAATCGCCTTTTTCTTTTGATACGCAGACTTATGTTCACCAAGGTGCTAGATGGGAGTGTGAAGTCACTCTGCCGCCTTTAAGCTACGCAGAGGCGAGTTTGGTACAGGCTTTCATAATCGGCCTTAAAGGGCAATCTGGGACGTTTACTTTCGGACACCCCCTGCACACTTCAACGGCTACAGGTTCCACTGACGCAAGTGCAGTTATACGCGCAGAGCAGATTAGCCTTGGCAGTAGTAGCACCGCTGTTGATGCAGGAACATACCTACAATTAGGCGACCACCTTTACATAACCACAACTAGCAAAACTTCAGGCGCAGGATTAATAGGTATACAGCCGCCATTGAGAGCTGCTGTTAGTTCTGGCACTACTGTTGATTTCACCCTGCCAAAAAGTCTTTGGCGCATGGCTTCAAATGATGTTAGTTGGTCAACAGATACCGCGTCGATGTATGGGTTCACCTTTGCTTTTGTGGAGGCTCTATAATGTCACGCACTCTAAGCGCAGAAATGCAGGCGGTTGCTGACGCTAAAGTTGTTCGTCCCATTTATTTAATTGATATGGACTTCCCTAGCGGTGATGTGAAGCTCTGGTCTGGCAGTGGTATTTTAAGCTCCCCTGTTGGCGATACTTATATCACAAACGGTGACTTCAGTAACGGCTTAACAAGCTGGTCGATTATTGAGCTGGGGACTGGCACTGTTACTCTTGTAGATGCTTCAGTGGAGCTTTATGCCGCTGACTTTAGTAACAGGGCAGGGGTAAGGCAGAGCATAACTACCGTTTCTGGGATAAACTACAGACTCAATTTCAGCAATACAGGTAGAGCTAGGGTTATCATTCGAGATATGGCAAACGCCAATAATATTGCTAACCTTAATGTAGAAGCTGGGCAAAGCGTTGTTGCTTTTGCTGCTACTTCAACCAACACTAGGGTTGAGATTAGAAATCAAGAAACTGGCACTATCACTATTGATGATGTTGGAGTCTATACTACAGAAGACTACGTTGGCGCTGGCGATTTATTGTCGATTAGTGAAATCGAAGAATCAGCAGACCTGAAAGCGAACGGAGCTAGTGTCACGCTAACTGGTATCAAAACATCTTTGGTTCAAACGGCTAGAGATGAAGATTATCAAGGCCGAAAGATGACCATCTCTTTAGGCGCTATGAATGAGACCGCAGATGTTATTGCAAGCCCTGCAATTTTGTTTACTGGCTTTATGGACGTTATGACTATCAACGATGGCGGTGAATATTCCACTATCAACGTAACCTGCGAGAATAAACTGATTGCTTTCGAGCGCTCAAATAAACGCAGGAATACAGATGGCGACCAGCGCATAGACTACCCGACAGATGAAGGCTTTAGTTTTGTCACAATTATTCAAGAACTGGATTTATATTGGGGACAGGTCACGCCAGCTTTTGCAGTCAGGAAAGGCGATGCTGGCAATAGGGGGAGATAATGATACAAATAAAGCTAGAAGCTATGGCGAATGTAAAAAACGAAATCCAACCTTTGCTAGATGTCCACTGGGAATTGGTTGCCCTTAACAAAGGCGCAATTAAACTAAACCCAGACTTTGAAGAATACGCGAGACTAGATGCCGCTGGCGTTTTAAAGATATTCACCGCTAGAGATAATGGCGTTTTAGTTGGCTATTTTGTTTTAACTATTGCTAAAAGCATTCACTACAGTGACCACTTGTTTGCAATTAATGATGTTATCTTTGTGTTACCTGATAGTAGGGCAGGAGCTACTGGATATAAGTTGATTCAATATGCTGAAGATTACTGCAAAGAATTAGGCGTTTCAGTGCTTACTTTGAATACCAAAGTGCATATTCCTTTTGACAAACTAATGGTTCACATGGGCTTTGATTTAATCGAGCGCGTATACTCTAAATTTTTAGGAAAATAAAAGATGGCTTTTGCTCTTATTGCTGGAATCGCTGCCGCTGTACCCGCTGTAATAACTGGTGGCCTAGCCGCTTGGTCTTGGGGTGCATTTGCTTTAGGCGCTGGCTTATCTATGCTTTCCAGAGCTTTGATGCCTAGTATTAGCTCCAGCACCACTGGCGCTATTGATTCTGGCACAACTGTAACCAGTAGGGATGCTACATCTAGCAGAAAAGTAATTTATGGTGAAACTAGGGTTGGTGGAGATATTGTTTACCTAGACACTACTGGCGGTCAGAAAGCCAATGAAAACCTACAAATGGTAATAGCATATGCAGGACACGTTATCACTGAATATTCAGAGGTTTGGCTAGGAGACACTAAGGCTTGGGGGACTGATGAATTTACCTTTACTAATAAAATATCAACAACAGCAGGAAGCAATGTAGTTAGAGTTGACGTTGATACCGTTCTCGATACCTATCAATATGCTTTTACTGAAGATAATGAAATAACAATTACTGGGACTAGTGCAGTTGGCGGCTTGAATTTAAATGGCACGTTTATAGTAACGGCTACTGATGAGTTTGACCCAGACGTAGAAGATGACAGGGAAAACCATGGCAAGTGGTTTGAGTTCGAGGCAGGTAGCAATGCGAGTTCTACAGCTACTGGCGGAGGTGCAGGCTGGAAGGTTGTTCAGACTGGTTATACTGGAAGCACGGCAGTAAGTTGGGCGGATTATATAGAGCTTTATTTTTATTTAGGCGACCAGACTACTTATGACCAAAAGCTAAGGGCAAGAAGTTCTTTGTGGAATACTAATTGCATTCTTTACAATACAGCTTACATCTACGCTCAGTTGAAATATGACAGCGAAATTTTCAGGTCTGGAATGCCAAATGTATCAGCAAAAATCAAAGGTAAGAAAGTTGCTAATCTTTCAGGTGTTGTTGAATGGACAGATAATCCTGCACTTTGCATAAGGGACTATTTACTAGATAGCCGCTACGGATTAGGTGAAGCCGCAGACACGATTGATATTACCGAATTGACTAACGCTGTGAATGTTTGCAATCAACTTGTTTCACTTGATGGCGGTGGCACAGAAAAAAGATACACTTTAAACGGTATTTTGGACACTCATAAAAGTAGAAAAGCCAACATTGAAGATATGCTTTCCTCTATGGGCGGCAAGCTAGTTTACTCTGGTGCAAAGTATTTTATAACCCCTGCCTATTACACTGCGCCTACGATTACTATTGATGAAACTCTGTTAAATGGTGAGATACAGATTCAAACAAGACAAAGCCGCAGACAGCTATATAACGCTGTTAAAGGTAGCTTTATCAGTAAGGAAAAGAATTACATAGTCGCAGACTACCCCGCACAGAAAAGCTCGACTTATGCTACCGCTGACGGAGGGGAATTGTTTCTTGATATGGCTCTGCCCTATGTGACTGGGAACACACAAGCCCAAAGGCTTGCAAGGATAGCAATGCTGTCTTCTCGCAAAGCTACAACCGTAACCTTGCCTTGCAACTTAGCCGCGCTAAAGTTTAAGGCTGGCGATAACATCATGGTCTCTAATACTAAGATGGGCTGGGTATCAAAAGTCTTTGAGGTTTTAAGTTACAAGTTACGCCCAAACAATGATGGCACGATTGTCGTAGAAGTAAGCGCCATTGAAACTGCTTCAGATGTTTACGATTGGTCTACAAGTGACCAGCTAGACTTTCTCGATGCGGGTGAAAT